GCCATGCCTAATTCCGACCTTTTCCCGAGTTTATTAACTCACATATCCTTAACCAGTGTTTCCTATGATTGGTTAACAGCTATAAGCTTAACAACCCTTCTTGGTTTTTACTTAACAGTTCTTATGTGTCTTTCACTCTCCAGATCAGTCTCCAACAGGAGTAACCTACTTTTTCCCCCAATAACCAAACCCGGTCTTTCAGACCCAAACTTGACGTCAGTGTTGACTGCGCTGCGTATTATTTCTTCTATATTTATGGAGGTTAATGTCATATCCGTTTATGATAGAAGTGAAATCCAATTAGTCAAAGAGATGAATAACTCTCTAAAATTTATCATTGAAGTAACCCGTCTTCAGGTCACTGAAATCCCCACTTTCGGCAATACGTTTGCTGTTAGTTTTTTACCTGACAACCAAGTGTTAGTCAGATATGACGATCCCATTATTAGTCGGGACCAGCGTCATTCTCTCACGGTGCATTCTGATTTGCCCCATGAGGACCCCAATTTTTATAGTATATCTGTTATGAATTTTGATCACAATTATTCTTTTGTCTATGCTCAATTACTCGGTAATATCCATCGTGGTTGGTTTACTAGAGAGATCCTGCACCTTACCCCTGGTGCTAGATTTACTCTTCTTACTCCCATTGTTGGTAACCCAGCAGAGCACGGTACCTTAGAATTTGATAATTTAATTTTTCCTGATGAGCATTTCCAAACTCAATCTCGTAGAGTTACATCAAATGGTGTCAAGATCCCCAAACAGGGCGAGATAGCTCCTCAACTTAAAGTCAAACGAAAAACAACGTTGACTTCTGAGAAAATAGACGCTATACTCAAACGCAAGTTTGAAAAAGAAGCCATACGAAAGTGTGAAGACGACCTACTGTTCGATAGCCATGAATATGATGGCAAAATCCTACCTACAGCATGTGCTGAAATAAAACGCAAACATGTTCCTAATATCCTAGCCTCCTTCAAAAGCTGGAAACCTGAGAACTCTTTGCGCCGTGCACAAGATATTAAATGGTATGATGACGCTTTTCGTCACCTTAAATCCATTAAAGGTGATTGGATGAGTGATACTAACCTACCCGTTGTTCGGGGCCTGGCAGTCACTATTTACAACAACCTACCTCCCGCAGTTCTCAAAGATCCCACAACTTATGAGAAACCTGTTCCCTACGATCTGGTAACACATCCTGAACTTTATATGTCACCCCCTGACACTAAATATTTTCAGTCGTATGTTGAGAAAAAGATTGTACAACCTCCCAAACTAACCCTTAACGCTGGTGCCAATGATCTATTCGATTTTGTTGCTGACCAACCTAACTACTGTGCTACCAAATTTCTCTATCCAAAAGTTATAAAGAGCATAATAGCCACAGCCCGAAAAGAACGTGTTTTTAAGAAACTAGACCCTTCTGGCAATCTTATCACAACCAGCAAACCAGGACTTCCCCTTGATGAAATATATGATATCTTTAAAAAGAGGTGTCCTATTATTGAACCGCGTGCCTTAGATTACAAAGATCTAGCTTGGTGTGTCCCTTACATACCGCTAGAAATTTTCCACTATGGCTATTATAAACAGCGCCACCTTTTAGAATGGCTATACGACGCCCAACGAGCTCTATATAGCCGTATTATTAGTTTTGTAGCTAAATACTATGAACTAGGTACCATGGCCCGTTCTGAAAGAAAAGCCGTATTCAAAAGTCGATCTGATCGATTTGCGAATATTATGCGAACCCCACCTATCCAAAGTCTCTTTGTCCAGGGTTTTTCCAAAGATTTTATTGTATCCCATATACATATGGCCCGTGCTAAAGAGCTCACTCGAGTAGTTAAAACTTGTGATGCTATGACCGCCTCTCGTAAAGAGAGAAAAGCCAAAAGCTCTAAGTCAAAACTTAAATCGCGTAAAGAAAAATATGCTGAAATCCCAGACAACCAATTGGACGAGTACCTCGACGATGAACCTGATGAGAAACCTACTTACACAGATGAATGTTATTATGATGATGATTTTGAAACCCAAAGTCGCGTTAGACAAGTGTTCACTAGTATCGGTTCTTTTATCTTCTGGTTTGTCGCTGGCAATTTTTTAGCTAGACATATGATGCCGTACATAGTGTATTCTATTCGCATGTCACAGTTTGGCTACGCTAAAATACTCCGTCTTATTGGCTTTGCTGAAGCTGTTGATGAAATTGCACGAGACACACAAGAGTGGTTTCAATTTATATCTGACCCCATCAGAAATGTTGTATCTGCTAAACATCAACCAATACTGATTGAGATTAAGTCCATTCTGCACGCTATTTACTATTTTAGTAAAGGTGATACCAAATCAGCTTTAATGTGGTTATCAAACCTTCTTGTTACAAGACCAGAAGCTTTTGTACGACTCACATTGTCAAACCCCCTTTGGCGTCAAGCAGCTGATGTTCGTGCTGAACCAGACATGTTTGTTCCACAATCGTTACCTATGTTTGATCTATTCCAACTACTGACTACTTATTTTGCAGAAATTGGAATTAAGCACATATCTGACAATGATATTCGATCTGCTAATACGCGTTTCACCTATTTGCAAAACAGGAAAAAACAAACCGAATCAATTTTCACTACTATTAAATCCTGTTCATCTGCACTTTGTAGATTACTATTTGGATTTGATCCCAGCGATTCTGAAACACAAACTTTATTAGCAACAATGATAGAAATATCCTCTTTTGTTGATACTGTTAATATATCTGAACATTTTTCAAACGATGTTCCGATGTTGCGCAATGTTCTGTCAAAGAGCCAAACTGGAAACACAATCCTCAATGATCCAAAATTATCTGAGATCCATTCTTATATACGGTCTCGATTTGTTAGTCAAATGGCTCGTCTTAATGTTTTTGCCAAACAAGCTGTGCTAATCCTTAAAGGAGCATCGTCTCGTCTTGAACCTTTGTTCATTATGTTGACTGGTCCCCCAGGTGTTGGTAAATCAACTGCTATTCAATTTCTCCAGAAAGCTATTTGTTTCTTTGATCACATTGATTATGATGATAGTCTAACTTATTCTATGGTTAGTGGTTCTCCCTACTGGGAAGGCTACTCACAACAAAAATTTGTCTCTATAGATGATATGTTCAAAAGTCAAGCTGTTGAAGATAGATCTGAAGAAGCTATGTCCGTTATAGGCATGGTTAATACAGTTCCCTATTCCCTAAACATGGCGTTCGGGGAGAAAGGATGTTGTTTCTTTAACTCAGAGTATATTTTTGGTACTACCAACTTAGCAAATAATGGTTACAAAAGTGATCAATGGCAAGTTGGTTTAACCGATTCTAGTGCAATGTTACGAAGATTCCACGTTATCCTACACAAAGTCACCCCAATTGAAGGTAGACCTGAGAATTTTGAATTTAGAGTTGACAAATGCTTGTTCGACCCTACCCTTGAAGGTAAATTAATGTCCCTTAAGGAACTAGGATTTGCAATGCATGAACTTAGATATATTCAACTTTCCCAACAAAAACAACATGATGTTTCAACCGATTATATAGCAAACATATATAATACCCCTAGATACCCTGACCAACAGTGGGGAGTTTCTGAATCCAAAGATGATGAATCTGAAGATCCCGACTTAGCCTCTGTTCGTGAAGATCAGTTTGAGGAACAATCTCTTCCCATAAGAACTATTAATCCAATAACCTTTATCCAGGAACTTGTTAGTTGTTTACGTAGAGATCAGTTGATAACTACTACAAATATTAGCCTTCTCATTGGTCTATTCCTTTTTCTTGTTGCACTCTACAATAGTAACACCATCTTCACTTATTTCTTTCCCGCCGAGAGAGATGATGATAATGTTTTGGATGAGGAAATAATCACTGGTGAATCTGACCCTGTTGTCCCTAACTCTTGGGATGATAGACCAGAGACTGGAAAACGAGTACGTCGTCTAAATAAAGAAATGGCTGAACAAATGCAACACAGACTTAAAATTAGATTCCAAACTAATTCTAGTGTTGAAAATTTCGAACGCTCACTTGAGAACACCGTGTCCAGATCTATGATTAGATTGGCGACACGCCACGCAGAAGGCACTTCTCTTACTGGTGAAGTGTGCATGGGCATACATATACGAAACCGATTTGTATGTGTTCCCTCTCATTTCTATAGTAAGTATCTTGAAATACCAGATGTAATCCTAGAAGTTGTTCATTGTAATGGTTCATACGAGATTCCTTTACCGCGCAAAGCCGTTGAGGCTGATGGAGAAGATTTTGTAATTTTCCAATTACCCACAACTTGTCCAATACCCCCTGAAGCTTACCGCTATATGTACTCTACTAAAGACATTGAATATATAGAACCAGATTCACGACTGACTATCCTTTCTGTTGATGACGGTAGTAATGCAAAAATTACCCATACTATGAAACACACTTATAGCGAACCAATTTCCTATGGTTTCAATAACAATAAAGTTATAGTTGAATATCCAATTTGCCATACAGCTTTAACTGTCCCAGGTGACTCTGGTTCTATGATAGCTCACATGCAACGACAAGGACAACCTCGATTTTATGGTATGCACTTAGGTGTGTTTTCAACTCGTAAATTGGGTGTTGGTATGACTCTCTGGAAAGAGATGGTAGATGAGTTGATACAAGCTCTGGCCCCTCAATATGCTGAACCTTTTCCGCATGAAGTACTTAGAACTGTCACTGCTGACAAAGCTCATGTTGTACCTAACCAATCACAGCTCAAGAGAACACCCATGTACGGATGGTCAGGCAACCCACCAACTAGGATACCTGCTCATCTCAAAATGTTCAAAGACCCAGATGGAAACATAATCAACCCCCTCTATTTAGCTATGAAGAAATTGCACCAAGAACCAACTCCTCCTACACCAATCTCGCGTTCGGCTATAGAATATCTACTAACTATGTACCGCCCTCGGAACACTAGTCATATTTATACTCCTGAAGAAGCACTTAGAGGTGTTATTACTGAGGAGTGCCCATCGATTAAACTAGCAACATCTGCTGGTTATCCATACTCTCTTGGCACCACCAAAGGAAAATTTCCTTACATTTATAGAGACGCATCTGATGAACTACAATTTTCAGAATCAACTCTTATGAGTATTCAACAAGATATAAGCAACCTCAAAGCTGGTAAACAAATACAAGTTCTCTGGGCTGACGTTCTCAAAGATGAACTTCGCCCTATCGATAAAGTCCAATCTGGAAAAACCCGCCTCTTCTCGACATGTCCCCTAAATTATCTAATAATTGTACGCATGTACTTCATGGATTTAGTTATGTGTGTTCAGAAACAAGCAGCAACTAAAGCAATTAGTGTGGGTATTTCTCCAGATTCAATTGAATGGTCTCTACTGTACAATCGATTATCAACTAAGTCAGCTTCTATTATAGCTGGAGATTTCTCCAATTATGATGGTCGCTTACCCAAATTTGTTGGTGAGAAATTCTTAGAATTTGCTAATAGTTGGTATGGAGATGGGGATGAAAATAACCAGATACGCCGTTTGCTGTGTGAACACATATGGTCAGCTCAACACATCAGTTTTGAGAAGATTTATGCCGTAGCAGATGGTAATCCCTCTGGCAACCCTATTACGAGTATATATAACTCGTTTTGTAATATAATCATGTGCTATACCATCCTCACAGATGATTTGCATTTGACTGAGCGAGATTTCGAATTAGCTGTTTACGGCGATGATAATATCTTAGCCGTAGATCGACCTGGCATAAAGTGCTCAACCCTGACACCCTATTTTAAAAGTAGGTTTAATATGGATTATACTCACTTTTCGAAGGAAGAATCTGAGGTCACTGATACCTTGCATACCATTCGTTATCTTGGGCGTAGCTTTGTGCAAGGTTCACTTGGCTACATCCGTTGTCCTTTGAAAAAGACAATCATTGAAGAAATTCCGTTCTATTCTATGGGAGATTGTTTGGTCGATGATGTAATTATCGACTCTTCAGCTTCTTTGTTTAGAGAAATGTCACATTTTTCGGAATATGAGTTTAAGGCATTTACTACAAAATACCTATCTGCAGTACAAACCAGAATGCCACATTTGCATAGGGTAATATCTTTGCGTTGTTTAACGTATAGAGCTTATGCCCAACAAATGTATGGTATGCATATGGGGCCCTCTCCATTAAGGCTACAAGAAGATATGGAAACCCAGTCTGGCGACTATAAAACCCGATGTAGTAAACATTATGCTGACGCTAGAGTTCACGACGCCGTATCTGCGCAAGATACAAATACCGCCCGGGAAGTTACTCAACTTTCCGCTAACCAAGATGTTCAACTTGGTTCTTATGCAGACTCTTCGGAGGTTACTGCCCATGCTACAAATTCAGAAATAAGACAAACTTTGCATTCTGGCAATAACATGGAAATTTTTACCCTCGACAGTTCTATACTGCGAGAGTATCAAATTGCAACAACTCCTTGGACCACCTCCCAAACCCAAGGAACTATGTTAACCTACATAGACTTTCCCAGTGCCCTTTTCAATCAGGCATTTATCAAACAAAAGATCGATGATTTTACCTACTTTAGGGCTGGCATTAGACTCTCTGTACGTCTAGCAGCTACTACCTTCACGTATGGTAAGATCATAGTTGCCTATGTCCCTGATCCTCTGAATACGCGCTTTAACACAGTGCCAACATCTTACATAACGCTTAGTAGTTACCCACACATGCTGGTTTCTGCTACAGCCTCTGAAGTTGCAGTTATGGACGTACCTTTTATCTCACCTAAACGTGGTATACGAACTGATACTACCAATGTTTGTGAAATGGGTCGCTTCTACATAATGGTGCTACACCCACTTTTTGACATCAATGCCGTAGTCAACTCTGCAAACTTACTAATCACTGCCCAATTTTTGGAGCCTGAACTATGGTTACCCCAAACTGTGGTACTCCAAAGTGGACGACGAAATTTAGAAGCTAGAGCCAAATCAGCTTCAGGAGTCGTATCAGCTGATAAAGTTGCAAGTGTTGGAGAGCGTGCGCTAATGATTTTCAAAAGAACGGTTCGCCCGTATGCTGACCTGTTTACCTCTGTAGCATCTACAGCCGCTACCGTAGCAGCAGCAGGGGCTATAATTGGTCTTGACCAACCAACTTCTGTGACTGCTCTGCAACCTACCTTAAATACCACTTCATCTGAATTTGGTGTTGGCAGAGGTTTGTTTAGTGCTCCAAAATTTGCTATGGACCCTGAAAACAAGATATCTGTTGCTCCTACTTCTGGAGGAATATCTACAGATGAGATGGATCTTAAATATTTGATGTGTACGCCAATGATGGTCTACTCTGGAGGATTTGGCCCTACAACCCCACCCTCTAAAGTGTTCAACATATCACCTTTTGATAATAATCTTGTCTACTGTGATTTTGTTCGCCGGCAATTTATGTATTGGTCGGGCTCTCTAAAGATGAAACTCTACATAACTGCTTCGGTTCAACACGCGATCAGAGGAGTTTTGTGGATGGCCCCATCAAATGCTACCACCTATGCCTGGCAAGATACGTATCACCGTGTCGTTGATATCCAAGGAGATGCTGAATTTGAGTTTACTATACCTTATTGCTCGAACTATGTTTCATCCGATTCTGGTTCAGTTGAATACTCCATTTGGTACCAAACGTTATCCTGGTCACAACCTAATCCTTCTGTTAACACACCTATGTTTATGGCAATCTACAAAGCTGCTGACACCGACATGGAAGTTGGGGTTTACCAAGAAAACCAGTTTCAAACGCAATCTATGCCCCGGGCTGATTTCTCACAACCATTTGAACCCTTCCACCCAAGTTTCACTGGGTATGCTACTGAGGGTATAGTGTTTGGAGAGAAATACACTTCCGTGAGGGACATCCTTCACCGTCCTCAAGCATACTTTCAACAGAATGCTATTGGTTTCTACCCCTATCTAGCAGGAGGAACCAACTCTGCAACCGTTTACACTGGTATAGAGATGTGGGGTTTACTTTACCAATACTGGTGTGGTTCTATGCGGATACGAATGGTAAGGAATGACCAGAAACTAACAGGACTTTTCATGTCTTTTTATGGTCAGTCGACACCGTGTGCGGATTTTACTAATCCAATGAAACCCCTCCTCCATGCCGAGGTACCCTGGTATACGAATTTAGCGTACCAATCTACAACCCTTCTACCAGCGAAACAACCAGTTCTCGTCTGCCCTTCTAGTACCAACAGTTACCTAACAAAGAGTATTGGTGATGATTTCTCTTTTAGATTTCTAGGTGGTTTACCACCGGGCATTCTTGGACCTGTCGCTGATGCAACAAAGGGTTGGAATGGTTTGGCAACTTTCTTAGCCACGTAGTTATTGATTTAGTTTAGTAGTTAGTTAGTAGTTAGATAATGCAGTAGTGCGCATTTTAATATAGCACAAAACAAGCACATTTGCGCGTGTCCACTTCATATTATCCTTGTGAAGAGCTTGACTAATAATCTAG